GGGAGATTTAATAGGAGAATATTATGGATAAATCAAAAATAAATATGCACAAGAAAATGGCTATGACTGGACACTATCGTGGTGGCGGCATCGCACACGGTGGTATGGGTAAAGCTATGAGAAAAGGTGGTATGGGAGGCAGAAAAGGAGATATGATGTACTCTAGAGGTTATGGAGTAGATGAAAAATCAAAAAGAATGCCAACTATGCTTTTAACTAAGAAAAAAGGTGGCCATATTAAGAAACAAGGCTACAAAGATAGAGAAGATGAATCTCTAGGTATGAGAACTGGAAAACAAGCTGGTAAGAAACAATCTATGAAAGATCGTAGAGATGAATCTTACGGAGCTTGGGGCAAAAGATCAAAAAGAGCACCTGAAAGAGTCAATAAAAAAAAGGGTGGTAGTATAAAAGGTGGTAATAGACCTAGACCACAAGGTCCTCATATGTGGGTTAGAGAAAAAGGCAAAAAATACAGAAAAGGTGGCCACACAAATACTAGAAGAGAAAATCGTCTAGAAGAACTGGGAAGAGTAGATGCAGAAAAAGGATATACTCGAAAAGGCAAAAGAAATCTTCGAGATGAAAAAAGAAGAATAGTAAGAGAGCTTAAAAAGTAGGATATGTATAAATGGCAACCAGCGGAACAGCAACATTCGATCTCTCGATAGATGAGATTGTAGAGGAAGCTTATGAGAGATGCGGGATTCAAACTAATTCTGGATACGATCTTAAAAAAGCTAGACGCTCTTTAAACGTTTTATTTTCCGAATGGGGAAATAGAGGAGTTCATCTTTGGAAAATTCAATTAAATGCAGTTGCTTTAGTTGCCTCTCAAAGTCAATATTCTACAGTTGCCGGTTGTAGTGATGTATTAGAAGCTTTTATTTCTAATAGTGCTACTACAGTAAATCCTGGATCCGCTACTACAGATATCTCTATAACTAAAATAGACAGATCTACTTATGCTGCACTGCCTAATAAAGGATCAACTGGAACACCTTCTCAATACTATGTAGAAAGAGTAACTTCAGGAACGAATACTCCTAATATAACTTTATATATTACTCCTGATGCTCAAAGTTATACTCATCTAAAATATTATTCATTGCAAAGAATTCAAGATGCAGGAGCTTATACTAATACTGCAGATGTTCCTTTTAGATGGATTCCATGTATGATTTCGGGATTAGCATTTTATTTATCTCAAAAATATGCTCCTGAAAGAACACAACAATTAAAACTGTATTATGAGGATGAAGTAAAACGTGCACTAGACGAAGATGGTTCAAGATCAAGCACTTTTATTACTCCGGCTCAATACTACCCAACGGTAACTTAAAATGGCTAGAGCTTTTGCAAAAGGAAAATACGCGTTATCAATTTCAGATAGATCTGGACAAGCTTTTCCATATCTAGAAATGGTAAAAGAATGGAATGGAGCTTTAGTTCATATATCTGAATATGAACCTAAATCACCTCAATTAGACCCAAAAGTTTATGGGGGAGATCCTCAGGCTTTAAGAAATACTCGAGTACAGCATAATATAGGTAATATGACGGTCAGAGTAGGTGTTTTAACAGGTAATATTGGAGAAAGTCTTTTTTCAGTAGATCATGGTTATAATTCTGAAGGAAAGATAGTTTTTGGAATGTTGCCATTGCCTCAAGGGAAAATATTAAGTATGTATAGCGCAGTAGGAAAGGTAACGGTAGTAGTATAATGGCAGGAATAAATTATTCAGAATTGGTTACAAAAATTAGAGATTACACAGAAGTAGATAGCTCAGTTTTTACTTCTACTATTGTGGATGGATTTATATTAGATGCAGAGGAGAGAATTTTAAGAGATGTTAATACTGATGCTGATAGAAGATACGCTACCTCTAATATGGTTGCTTCTCAAAAGTATTTAAATTTTCCAACAGGAGCTTTAGTAATTAGAGCACTTCAAATTACTAGTGGAGGGGATAAGATTTTTTTAGAAAAAAGAGATACAACTTTTATTGATGAATATAACCCTTCACTGGCGACTGGAGTTCCTAAATATTACGCAAATTATGATGACGATACTTTAATGTTTGCCCCTGTTCCAGGATCGGCTTATGCTATTCAAGCAAGTTATGTAGCAAAACCTAATGGGTTATCGTCAGGTAATACTCAAACTTATTTAAGTCAAAGATTTCCTAACGGGTTATTGTATGCTTGTTTAATAGAAGCTTTTAGTTATTTAAAAGGTCCTATGGACATGTTGCAATATTATGAAAAACAGTATACAAATGCAGTATCCAAGTATGCTGTAGAGCAGATTGGACGAAGAAGAAGAGACGATTATTTCAATGGTGCGATTCGAATCAAAATTGATTCACCGTCACCATAATTAAACAGGAGAAAAAATTATGGCAATAACAACAAGTGCAATTACAAGTTCTTTTAAAAATCAATTATTAGAGGCTAAGCACAACTTCGATGCAACGGGTGGAGACAAATTTAAATTAGCTTTATATACAGATTCATCTGTAATAGGACCTTCCCTTGCAAGTTTTACAACTGGAGGGCAAGTAACAGATTCCACAGGAGATTACTCAAGTGGAGGAAAAGTTTTACAAGGACAAACTCACAAATTATCAGGTACAACAGCTATTGTAGATTTTGCAGACTTATCTTACTTAACAGCAACAATTACAGCAATGGGTGCATTAATTTATAATACATCAGAAGCTAATAAATCTGTTGCAGTATTAGATTTTGTTTCTAATAAAACATCTACATCAGGAACTTTTACAATTCAATTTCCAAACTTTACGGACACTTTGGCAATAATCAGATTAGCCTAAATAAGGAGGTTTAAGAGATGGCTTCTACCTGGGGCAATAATAAATGGGGGGCCAACTCTTGGGCATCGGATATAGTTGCAGCCGATACCACGGGTATCGCTATTACTTCAAGCGTTGGAACCGTAAATGCTTATTCTAATCAAGGTTGGGGTCGTTATCTTTGGGGAGAAGAAGATTGGGGCACTAACGGTTCAAGTGTAATTGTAACTCTAACAGGATTAGCTACCACAGCAGCAACTGGAACACCAGTTGTAGAAGATGATATTGAAGTTGGTTGGGGAAGAAAAACGTGGGGTAACCTTGCGTGGGGTGATGCATATTCAGCAGCACTTGTAGGTCAACAAATTACGTCTGCTCTTGGAACGGTTGTTCCGAGCGCAAATGCATTAGTTAAACCTACAGCTCAAACTATTACCGCAGGGTATGGATTAGTAGATTTAGAATGTGATGGAACTTATGTTCACGTCCATGATCCAGAAATTACAACATCTGTAGGAAGTCCAACAGTTACTGATTATGAAACTGTTAGCTTAACAGGTCAACAAATAACGTCTGCTATTAATCCTGCTACAACAATTGGTGGAGTAGATGCTAAACCTACAGCAGTAACTATAACTTCAGGTTTGGGTAGCACATTTAAAGCCTTTACTGATATAACTATTAGACCAACTGGCTTTGGTATTTCTACAGGTTTAGGCTCTGTAGACGCAATTTCTAAAGTAGCTCTTACAGGCCAATCTATTACGTCATCTTTAGGTGCTGTAACTACTAAACAAACAGCTGTAATTAAACCTACGGGAGTACAGATAACTTCTGGACTAGGAACAGCAAATGCTATAGCATGGGCTACTGTTGACACTGGAACGACAGTAACTTATAGTGAGGTGAATACAGGTTCTACGGTAACGTGGACTGATATTGCAGCTTAAAACAGGAGATAAAATATGCCTTCAACTTATACACCTTTAGGGGTAGAAAAAATGGTAACTGGCGAACAAGCCGGTCTATGGGGTGATAAAACAAATACAAATTTAGAAATTTTAGAACAAATATCTGGTGGTTATAAAGCACAAGCATGTAATGGTACTGGTGACACACCTCTTAATGTATCTGATGGATCAACTGGAGCATCAGTTGCTACAAGAATTATTGAATTAACAGGAACCATCACAGGTAACATTACTGTTTCAATTGCTTTAGATGTACAAAATTGGTATATAATTAAAAACAGTACAAGTGGTGCATACTCAGTTGAGTTTCAATATACTAGTGGTTCAGGAACTAGTGTTACTTGGGTTGCTGCAGACAAAGGAACTAAAATTGTTTATGCAAAAGCAGATGATGGAACTAACCCAAACATTGTAGATTTATTTGCTACTTCTTCAGATATTACTTTATCAAATAATAATGCTGTTAAATTTAATGATGCCGATAACTCAGCAGCAGTGGGATTTCAGGCACCAACTACGGTTACGGGAGCAGTAACTTGGAAATTACCAGCAGCAGATGCAACATCTTCAGGACAGGCTTTATTATCTGATTCATCAGGGAATTTATCATGGGGAAGTGCAGGAATATCAACAGGTAAAGCTATTGCAATGGCAATGATTTTCGGTTAAAAGATAAACACAGGAGAAAAAAATTATGGCAAACCCAAATATAGTAAATGTCACAAGTATAACAGCGGGAAGTATGGGATGGAATTTAGGCACTGGTGGATTAGCAAATTTAATTTCACCCAGTTCAAATTATTTATTAAAAATTAATAGAATAGTTGTAGCAAACGTTGATGGTACAGATTCAGCTGATGTTGATGTAGCTATTACTACAAATTCTCAAGCTTTTACAAACACAACAGTTACAGGCGCTGATGCAACAACTTATTTAGCCAAAACAATTGCGGTACCGGCGGATGCATCATTAGTAATAAGTGATACTCCAATTTATTTAAGAGAATCAGATATATTAAAAGCCAATGCAAGCGCTGCTTCAGATTTGGATTTAACTATCACATTTGAATTATTGACAGATCAATAGGAGGTTGAATTATGGCTCAAGGTAATGGCGGCATAATTGGACCCACTACAACCGTAACCGCAGCTCAAGCGGAAAAGAAAACAATCTTTAAATGTTCAGGTACATTTACATCGCAACCTGGAACTACTACAGCTAAAGTTTTAGTTGTTGGTGGTGGAGGTGCAGGTGGAAAAACTGGTGGTGGCTCTGGTGGCGGCGGAGGAGGTGGTGGCCTTTTATTTGGTTGTAAAACTATTTCAGGTGGAACAGATTATGTTGTAACAGTTGGATGTGCCGGAACCTATACAGGACCCGGAAATACTACAGCTGGTGGAAATTCAGTTTTTGATGTTTGCGCAGCAAGTCCAGATGGAGCAGCTACTGCAAATGGTGGCGGTCTTGGTGGTAACAACGATAGAAATCAATGCGGTGGTGCCGGAGGATCTGGTGGTGGAGGCGGTGGAGCTGGTAATGATAGTCCAGGTCCAGGTAATCAATCCCCTTCAGGAGGTTTAACAGGTTATGGTAATGCTGGTGGACCAGGAAGTCCAACAGGAACAGACCCAGCTGGTGGGGGCGGTGGTGCTGGTGCAGCAGGAACTGCAGAAACAGGACCACAACATGGTGGAGATGGAGGAATTGCTAAAAGTGCATATCCTGTAGTTGGAACAGAATTTGGAGAAGCAGGATTTTTTTCTGGTGGTGGAGCTGGTGGCGGAAATAATACTGGAATGGGTGGTTATGGTGGAGCAGGAGATGGTTCTACTCCATGTGTAGCATATCCTTCTTCTGGTAATGAAGGTAAAACAGGAACAGGTGGTGGAGGTTCTGCTAATTGGTATTCAGGTGGTGGTAACCCTGGTGGTAAAGGTGTGGTTATTGTAAAAGAAGCAGGAATAGCTGCTCAAGCTCCAGGTATTTGGTCAATGTGTGAAGTTTATTGTAAAGTAAAATCAAGTAATTGGGTAAGCCCTGGACCTGCAGGTGGACCTTTAGATTTCTTTTTAGTTGGTGGTGGTGGATCAGGTGGCGATGGTGGAACCGGTGAAGCTGGTGGCGGAGGCGGAGCAGGTGGTGTCGTTAAGTCTTATGATAATTTATGTTTTACAAAAGTTGATGCAACTCCAGGAACTTATTGCGTAACAGTAGGAGCTGGTGGAGTACCAGCAGCATCAGGACCGAGTGGTGGAAACACTGTTGGTGGGTCTGGTGGAAATACAATATTTGCATATACATGCACTCACACTGCTTATGGTGGTGGAGGTGGAGCATCCGGGGGATCAGCTGCACCAAAAGCTGGCACAGGTGGTTCTGGTGGTGGAGGAAATGGACGTTGTGGTCCAGGAACTCCAGGTAATTCAACTGGTCAAGCTGGTAATACACCTTCAATTGCAGGTGCTTCTGGAGGACCTCAAGGCGCTCCAGGAGGAAATGGAGTTCCAAGTTATGGTAATGCAGGTGGTGGCGGTGGTGGAGCTTTTCAAACAGGTAGAAATGGAACTAAT